GGCGATCCAGCGCGGTGTCATCCCTTGCGAAAGATGTTTATCGCGCCTACGAGGCCGAGGCCCGCGCCCACGATGGCTTCTTGATGCTGCGGACTAAGCGACACGCCGAGAGCGGTGGCGACCAGCAAAATCCCCCTCCACGTCGAGTTCTCCGAGAGACGATCCAATATGTAGAATAGTGCTATCATGTTGATTTGGTATCAGTCAAAACAGGCGAGGTGTCAATCTTCGGTTGTTGCGTTTTCGTAGAGTCCCATGACAGGCTTGACCATGTTGAGAAGGACGGCAGGCGCAGCCATTGCTGGCGAGAGCGCCATCGAGCGGAAGATGTTGTTCCACTCTTTGGTCATGGCGTCTGGGTCGTCGAGGTTGAGGGCGTCTTCCAAGTTGTTCCCCGCCCGTGCTGCTTGCTCCATTGCGGACAGCAGTGGATTCTGTGTGGTGCTGTTGAAAGTCTTCTGACCTGTCAGTTTTGAAATTGCAAGCTCACCGAGAGTTCCGGCGAAGAAGTACCCTTGGAGCGGGGCGAGGAGCATAGCCTTGGCAAAGCCACCGAGGTTCCAGATTTCCTCATCGTCGTCATCCGATAACCCATCACGGAAGGCGCTGGAGACCACATGGGAAAGCACGGCCATGGTTTCGATGGCAAGGATTCGGCGCATGTGGGTTCCCTTGTCGCCGCTCCCTGTGGCCAGACCGCGAGCGGCATCGGCGAGGATAGCGGTTTTCAAACGTGCATCGGACATGAACAGGAAAAACATTTTCCCCATCACATTTGCGTTGTTTTCGACGATGCTCTTCTGCCCGAAGCTGACCGGCTGCGCGAAGCGGTAGATGGCTTGGCTGGCGGCGTCGAGGGCAGTCTGTTTGGCGAGTTGTTCCGGCATGCCTGCGGCAAGAGCATCGTTGAGGTTGGCACGGTAGACGATGGCCGAGGAGATTGATGTTCCGGCGGAGTCGAGCCAGTTGATTGGGGTCATCGATGCCTCGGCGATCTTCGCGGCGAAGTTCGGCTTGCCTGCGTAGCGGGAGAAGAGGAATCGAGCTTCAGCGGTTGCGCCTCCTTGGAGACGGTTCTGAAGAGCATCTGACTCCCACACGGTTTGGATGTCCTCCACGATTTTCGATGGGTTGGATAGCGCGGAAACAATCTGCTTCATGTCGAGTGCGAGGCCAAAGCGGACCGTGTTGTCCAACTGCATCGCCAGCGTCTTCAAGTTGAATCCAAGCGATGAGACAGCTTTGCCGGACAGAACCGTGCCGAGGATCGGATTAAACCACGCAATTTCTTTTGCCTTGTTGCCGCCTCGTTGCTCCAATTGGTCGGCCCAGAGTTCGGCACTTTTGAGGACGCCATCTCCGTGGGTTTGCTTGAGAGATTCGCGCACCTCTGGGTTGGAAAGGATGGCGCGGAATTCGCGGGCGAGTTCGGCGAAGTGGACCCAGTGCGCCTGCTGCGCGATGTGTCCCTGCATTACGGTGAGCGCATCCTCTGGGGCGATCTTAGCCGAGTGGGTGACACGCGATTTTGCAAAGCCCGGAGTCGTGCCGGTGGCGGACGGCGACCCATCGATGCCGACATCCTTTGAATCCTTAGCATTGATGAAGCGTGTTGGGGCGTAGTTCTTCACCTGTGGCATGTTCATGCCGAACATACGCGAGTAGACAGGGTTCACGATGCCTGCGCCTTTGCCGTAGAGTTCCTTGGCGTAGGCCATGACCTTGCGGGAGACGGGATCGTTGACGAGCGCATTGAGGTCGGCTGCGCTATCATCGGTCCACCCTTCCTTCCGCATCTTGATTTGGACATCGGGCTGATTCCATGAGAGCAGGAGTTGCATGGCCTTGGCGCGGGACATGTCGAGCTTCACATCCTCACCACGGAAGATGACACGCTTGATGGTGACGAATTCCTTTTGCGTGTCGGCGGGGAGTGCTGCGAGTTCGTTGCGGAGTGTCTCGACATCGGCCTCGGTGAGCTTGCTGCGGTCCGCCTCGCCGGTGACGATCTTTTGGGCGAGGTCGATGGCGATGCGCTCGTCTTTGACCTTTCGACCTTCAAGGTAGGAGACGGCATTTTTCTGATCGGCCTTGAGCCAGAGCATGGCCTCGCCTGCGGACATATTCGCGGCCTTTGCTCCTGCCCGGACGGCATCGAGGATGCCTTTGCCATCGCGGATTTCCGCTGACTGCGCGGCCATGTCGGCCTTGCGGAGCCGCTCTGAGAAGTTGGATGCGATCTCTTGTGGTAAAAAGGCGCTGACGAACTGCTCGAAACTGGCGTGATCGAGGAGGTAGTTGTTTGCCGTTTCACCGATCCGCTGCATGAGTCCCTTGTCGGCGAAGCGTTTTTTGGCTGTGCCTTTGCCGAGCCACTCGATGGTCGCTGCGTTACGCGCCCTCTGCTCGTCGATGCGGGCCTGCTCTTTTATGCGCCATGCTTCGCGGCCCATTTGGAATTGTCCCTTGAGCCAGTCGAGTCCTTGCGCGAGCGTCTCGGAGGAGCGGTTGTCGAGGTCGCCAAAGGTGTTGAGGATCGACCACTCTTCGGAGAGAGCGGAGATGTCTTCGGCGGTGGCATCCGGCATAGTGAGCGCGGCCTCGATCTCGGCCATGCGCTTGGCAGTAGCCTCGTCATCGAGGAGCGTAGCACGGAGGACCGTGTCGGCGAACTTCTGCGTCTCGGCTCCGAGCGTGGATTTGCGGACACCGTTGTCACCGGCCTTCGGGCGGGATTGCTTCACGACCTTGGTGATGGCCTCGGTGTATTCGCGCACCAGCACTTTTTCGAGTTCGGTGTCCATGCGTTTGATGCGGTCGCGGAAGAAGTCAGCGATTACTTTGTCGGCACGCTTGGTGGAGAGGTTCTCGGTGGCGGTGTAGCCGGGAGGGAGGGAGACCTGCTTGCCTGCCTGCCCGATGTTCTGTCCCTCGCGCATCCATGCGCTGATGATCGCGCCATTCATCCCGCTGACTTCGCTGACCTTCACCCCGTCTTTGAGGACATCGTGCGGGGCGATCCCGGCGAGCTTGGTGTAGCCCCCCACCCTGCCGCGCACTTCTGGCGGGAGGACGGAGAGGATGCCGTCGAGTTCGCCGAGGGCTTGCAGGATTTGCGTGCGGCGGATTTGCGATTCGTCGGAGCCGGTGTCGGCCATCGCTGCGAGTTCGTCCGAGTTCCACGCCATGAGCTTGGAGAATTTAGCCTTGGCCCGTTGGTAGACTTTGAGCCTCTCGTCCGGGCCTCGGTTCATTCCGCCGAGCGCCTTGTTCACCCGGTCTATCTCGGACTGGCTGGCGATGGAGTAGTTGGTATCTCCGTCTTCTGCTTCCAAATCTGCGGGGTCGATATCCTCCTGCGCTTGCGCTCCAGATCGGGCAACCATGACGGCATCCAAATAGTCAGCGGGCTTGGCTGCGGCGTTGGCCACGCCGGTGCGGGCAAAAAGGTTTTTCTCGCGATACCAGATGATGGCCTGCATGTCGGCCTCGGTGAGCTTCATGCCAAGTTTTGCAAGTTTGGCTTTTGCTTCCAGCACCACTTTGGCGAAATATTGCCGGTGCGTTTTGTTCTGCGGAGCGCCTTTCATTCCGCCGATGCTGAAGATTCCGCGAGCGAACTTTTCTATTTTGTATCCATCGGGGAATTTGAAATAGCCTTTTTCGGTGTACTCATTATCCCCTCGCGACCAGCGTTGGAAAAGCGTGAGACCCGCCTGCACCGTAGCTTCGTCGTCCTTGAGCGCCTCTGTGAGGTCGATCCCATAGGTGCGGACTCCATCCTTTTTCAATTCCTCTCGGAATTTCGTGATGGCATTTTGCATCTTGTCGGAATCAAGCGGGACTACCGTTTCACCCAAGAACCGATGCATCGTGCGGGTATACCACAAGTCCATCGTGATCGTATCGAACTGCCCGCGCAGGTTGTTGAAGAAACTGCCAATCTTGGGACCGAGGACACGATTGCCGCGCACCGTGTCTTTGAGGGTCACGCCGGTTGGCGTTTTCCCGAACTGGTTGCGGAGCGCCTGCCCGGTGACCTCTTGGTCCATGAATTCAGCGTAGCCATCCAATCCATTCTCATCGATGAGACCCTGTATTTGAGCGAGGTTGGAGTTGATGGGTTCCGATGATTTCGCAAATTTGAAATCGGTCGGGATTCTGCCGGTTCGTTTGTATTCGTTGTAGACTTTGTTGGCCTGCTTGAAATTTTCGACAACCGTGTAGCCCTGCGATGTCGTGGCAAGGATGCCAATGTAGACTGCAAGTGCGTTGGAATCCGTTGCAAACTCTGGGTGCAGTTTGGAGAGTTCGCGGATTGTCTCCTGCACCCTCTCGTCATACCACCCCATCCCGGAGCCATCACCGGCCAGCCCGTCGATGATATCGTAGACGAACGCATCCGATGCGATATCGATGCCCTCTTGCCCGCCGATTTCAAATGATGGCTTGCCGAATACCTTGTTGAATCGAGCGTCGAGGTATAGCCCAAGCTGGCGAATATTATCAAACTTCTTCCCCTTGAGTTCGGTCTCGATAGCAAGCGCCGAAGTGGAAGGAGGCTTGAGCTTCTTCTGGATTTTCTTGGCTTGCTCCGAAATCTTCAGAGCGGCGGCGTATCTATCTATGCGCCGTTCCGCCCGATCAACAACATCGAGGAGGGCTTCGCGTTGCCCTTGTTGGAGTAAATCCGCTCGGCTCCGAGCGCCTTGGAGATATCCTCGATAGTCGCTCTCGGATGGGAAGGCGGCAACTCCCGCCCTCGTTTGAGTGCCTCCGCGAGTGCCAATGTTGCCGGTCTGGCTTTGGTCGTTGATGTAGTCATAGACTTTGGTAATAGCTTCGTTTGGAAGTCCTGCCAGAACAAGTGAAAACTTGCGGGTCTTTGTGTCATAGGTGAACCCATTTAGTCCGGCATTGTTCAAATCCTTGGCAATAGCCAAAGCCGAGTCGGCTCCTTTGGCTTGGAATTCCAGCACGGTATCTTTCCCGGCATCGTCATCCTTCCAGAGCATGACGGCATTTTGCAGTTCTGGGGCCGAGGCTCCGACGATTGCCGCCATCTCCTGCGCCATCTCAAGGTCATCCGTATCGAAGAGGACAGCTTCTGGAACCTCTAGACTGATCTGCCCGCTTTCAACCCATCCACCGATGACCGGCTGGCGGGATTCAATTTTTACTCCATACGCATTGGCGACATCATCGATGACTTGCTGGAGGTGGATGAATTTTGCAGACGAAGCCCGCTTCTGCATTTCCTTTTTGTTGAGTTCGGAAAGTGAATCTCGGCGCAGCGGGGCGACCGTCATGCCGATGCTGTAGTTGGTCGCGCCGGTAGCTTGCGCGGCGAGAGCTTCCGATGCGGGGATGCGGTTGCCGTTCTCCTCTGTGATCCGAATGAGGTTCTCGTCGAAGGCGACATAGTTGTATGTGCCTTCACCATCTGAGCGACTGCTGCCGTCGAGGTAGCGGATGCCGGGGATGCCTGCGGCGAGGAGGGCTTCGGAGGCTTTCTTTGAGGCGTCAATTCCATCGCGTGAAAACTCCGCATCGGGGAATGTGGCGCGAAGGGTGCTGTATAATGCCCCGCCAACTCGCTCTCCACCTTTTCCAGAAATCGCATCCTGCCACAACCAGTTGTCCGAAACCGATTGCAATGCTGCCTGCACCTTGGGACTCTGCTCGCTCAACGGCTTGTCCCAGTCGAGCAGGTCTTCGGGTTCGACATCTATTTCGGCGGTGTAGAGGTTGCCTTCACCCCCAGAAAACTCTATTGAAGATTTTCTTAAAGCATCTGCGTAATCGCTCTTACCTGTTGATTCTAAATGGCGGGCGGCTTGTTCTCTTCCACTAAAATCCGATTCTTTTCCCGTGGTAAGCAAATCTGCCAGAGCAGAAAATTCCTTATCTGATAGTTTATCGTAGAAGTTAGCTAAATTGCTGCGGTTAATATATTCACCTTCAAAACTTATTGGGTTGCTTTTTGCCTTCTCTGTGGTGGATCGCTGATATTTTCCCGCCACTTTCTTCTCTTCCGCAAAGTACAATCCCCATCCCCACGCCTGCGCTCCTTCGCCTGTGCCGATCTTCGCGGTGCTAAACTTGTCTACCTTGTGCGGCGTGCCGTGGTGTGCGGCAATGCTGTAGTTCGCCGGGCCGGTGATCGTGGCGTTGCTGGCGCGGATCTCGCCTGCGTTGGTCTGCGCTTGGGCGCGGGAGAAAACCACCTTGCCATCGGTATCAGCCAAAACATCCCCGGAGATGCGCTGGCTTGCGGTATCGACCCGTGCCTGCTGGTTGAGGCCGACCGAGTCGGCGAGGAAGGATTCAAAGTTGGCGTCCACTTTACCCTCGGCGATGGCCCGTTTGAGGTTGTAGGCGCGGCGGAAAATGTCTTTCACGACAATAGCCATGCGGCGCAGGAACCCACGGAATCCTTCGGGAATCTGCTCCTCGCGGATGCGCCCTGTCATGTAGGCCAAGGCGACATCAGAGAATGACTCGATGACATCAGTGTCAGTCTCGGTGCGGAGTGCAGGGCCGGTGTTGCGCTCGCTCTCGATGAGCGGGATGATCTGGTTGAGGTTCTCGCGCACCCAGTCCATGGTGATGCGCCCCTCGGAGATGGCGCGTTTGAGGTTATCCTGCGAGAAGTCGCGCACGACTTTGTCACCGGTTGCCCCGTCTTGGATTTGGATGATGGAGCGGAAGACGCCTTCCACCAGAGTGCCTTGGTTGCTGGCAAGGACGGGGAAGTTGGCGAGTTCGGCGGGTTCGTTGATGTCTTGGCCTTGGGATCGAACGGTCTCGAAAAGATTGTTGAGGTTCTGCTCGGTGGGGTTGGCCTCGTAGTCGGTAAGGAGGTTGCGCGGAGCATCGCTAAGAAGGAATTTTTGGACATCCTCGCCGCGACCGGCGACTTCATTCATCTGGTTGAAAAACGAGATAGACTCAAAGATGCCACGGGTCGTGCCGGTGATCTGGTTGCGGAGGAGTTCACTGATGGCGATCTGTGCGGACTGGGCGTCTTCGGTGGTGTATTTGACCTCGCCCTTGGGATCGCGGATGACAAACTTCTTGGACCCGTCTGCGAGGGTTTCGCGGGTGAGCGTGTGCGTGTTGGGGTTTTGCTGCTGCTCTTGAGCGGAGGTGATTTTTCCCTCTATGTAGGCCACGCCTGCTTTGACATTCTCCGGGGTGAGCTTGCCGAATTCGGTCTGGAAGTTTTGCTGCACCTCGGCGAGGTCTTTGCCATCCTCGATTTTTTTGATGGCGGCATCGTCCATGCCTGTCATGCGGTAGATATCTTGGCGCTCCTCAAATTGCGCGAAGCGTTTGTTATCTGCAAAGCTGGCTACGCCTGTGCCAAAAAAGATGGTAGGAAGCGATGCGGCGAGGACATCAAGCCGTGACCCTTCCCATTTCTCAAGGATGGGTTGCCATTTCACCTCCGGCACATCGGCTCCGAGCGCCTCGGCGACATCCTGCACCAGCGGGGTGGTGAGGTCTTGAGCGCCTTCCACAAGTTGCTCGCCGGTGGCGGCGGTCAAGAAGCGCACGCCCGCGCTGCCAGCTTTACCCACGCGAGCGGGGTTGCCGATCTTACGCATGAGTTTCTCAAAGACAGGGAGCTTACCGAAGAGCGCCTTTGCGCCGGTGCGCTCCAACCCGGCTTGGATGGCTGCGCTCACGCTACCGACCTGTATGGCTTGATCCACATTCATGCCTTGGCTGCGGAGTTGGTCGTACTCGTCGGAAAACATAGCTGCCCCTGCGAGGTAGGGACCGACGAATGGGACTAAAGCCGTGGCAGTGTAGGCCAGACCTTGCGGCGAGCCATAGGCCATTGATTCCATGAAACCGAGGAACCCGCCCTTGTTGATCTTTTCGATGGGGTCAAACTGATTGTCAGCGACATTCTTGAGTTCGCGGATGATCTCGAAGCGCTTGACCTTCTGGCGGGCCTTGCTGGCATCAGTTGCAATCTCCTCTGGAGTGACCTTGCGGAGGTCGGCCTCGTCATGGAAGGCACGGTTCGCGAGCGGGATTTTTTCTCCCGTGGATTTGGAAATGAAATAATCTGGTGGAGTTTCTTTGTTCTCCAGCATGCGGAGGTCCGATTCTGCTGCCATTTCCTGTGCGGTGAGCGCCCCAGTGCGGACCATGTTGAGGGTGCGACTCCAGCTTTCTCCCCACTGCTCCATGAATGTCTTCGGGTCTTGACCGGCCTTTTTTGCTCCAAGCACGACCGAGGCGTAGGCACGCTCGCGCACCGGCTTGGGCATGGAGGCGAGGGTGTCCACCATGGAATTCATCTCCTCTTCGTTCTTGGGGTTGGTCTCCCCTGCCCGCTCGGTGTCGCGACCGGTGACTGCGGAAAAGTGGTCGTAGACTTTCTTGAGCGGTTCGGCGTAGTCGCGGAGCATGCCTTCGGTCTCGGTGTGGAAGGCTTGCGCGGATTCCAAGAGAGGTGTTTCCCAACCTTTGGGTAGCTTCTTGATCGACTCGGCGTTCTTGGTCTTCCAAGTCTCGATCAGTTTTGGAACATCCACGGGATCGCCACCACCGATGGAGTCGAAGAGGGAAAGAGCGATGTCGCCGGGGATTTGGTTTGCCGCCTCGGACACCTCGTTGCGGGCGTCGATCCCTTGCTTGATGAGGCCGAAGGTTTCCTTCTCGGACATCCCATTTTTGCCAGCTACTGACTCTGTCCACTTGTCTCGGAAGGAAGGGTATGTTTCCTGCTGCTCCTCCGGGGTCTGCTCAAACTGCGATGCGATGAACTGCCGGTTGGCGATGTTGTAGCGGGAGTCCTCGTCGAAATCCTGCAACCCGGCCTCGTTCACATAGCCATCGAAGTCGGAGTAGATTTTGTTGACCGCATCGAACTGCTCGCGCTTCTGATCGGACTTCTTTTGTTCCGCCCACAGACGAAGCGCATCGGCGCGGGAGTCACGCTCTGCTCCTTCCAGCGTGTCGAGGTCGTTGTAGTATGTGGTTGCTGTGTCGTCGTCAATGAGTTCGACCGGAGTAGAGGTGACGTTGAGCATTAGGAAGGGTAAATATCTGGAAGAGGAGTGGTGAAATCGATTTCTTGCGCGGCCTTGGCGATGTCCTCCTTGGAGGATTTTTTGTTGATGCCATCGGCCTTGGAAGTTTTTGGTGGGGCATCGGCTTTTTTGATGGCGTCATCCGGCGCTACGGTTGGCTTGGATGGAGCAAACCATGAACTTGGATACCACCAAGACGCCCCGCCGGATTTTATTTGTTGGACATTCTTATCTGCCTTGAGGATTTCGTTGAGCTTTTCGTAGACCTTGGTTTGGTCTGCTGCATCCTTCGGGTTTGCCTTGGCCCACTTTTCCAAGTTGCTTTTGAACCCAGCTAACTTCTTACCTGCGGCGAGGAATTTCGGCACTTCGGCATCTGGCATCTTGCCGTCTTTTTCTGTCCATGTCCCGAATTGGCCTTTGGTGAAAAGGGTCTTGAGTTGTGATGTCGCTTCGGAAACTGGGGTAGACTCCTTGGCATTGTCCCACTTTTCGCGCAGAGAGGAGAGGAGTTCGCCGCGCTCGCCTTCGGGAAGTTGGCGGATGGAGTCTTTTAATTTGAGATATTCGGAGCGGTTCTTGTCGTCCTTTGTTCTGTCGTAGGCATCGACCATGGCAAGCAATGTCGGGCGCATGGCGAGGGCTTTTTCCATTTCCGCTGGGGTCTTGGATAGCGTATCAATCGCCGCCAGAATTCGTCGTTCTGGCAAGACGCCTTCAGTAACCCGGCGGATGTCTTCTGGTTTGGTCATTTGTCCAGACAGGATCAATTGATCCACGTCATCCTCGATGTTGTTGCGATAGACGCTGGCTTCGCTGCGGGCGTTGCTGTAGGCACGAACCAAGTCGGACCTCTCAGTGAGGTGTGGGAAGAGTTCTGACTTTCCTGTTTGTATTGCTTTCTCTAAATCTGCTTCTGCGCCTATGGGGTTTTTGATAATGTCACTTGCGACATTGGCGTTGCGCTCCTCCTTGGATTTGCGGATGATATCATCCTGCATCATGGCTTTTTCAAGTTTACCTTGCTCTTCAGAAAACACTCCTTTCTTGACCCCTTCGTCAATGGCGGTAAATGCGCCTTCATAGTCATCGCTGGCCATCTTTATTAAGGCATTGGCCTTGGTGTTCATGCGGTATCCTTCGATACGCTTTTGGTTAGCTTGTCCTTCGATTTTGACGCTAGATAACTCAGCCCATCTGTCCATTGCTGGGGAGAGTTTAGCGAATGTGTTTTTGGACATTCCAATCTCGGAGATTTTTTTTCTGGTATCAGCGACATTCGATGCCCACTTCTCTTGCCATTTCTCGACAGGAGTCATGTCTTGGTCATTAGCCTGCTTCTCAAGGGCGATCCGCATAAGGGTATCTGCGCGAGTTTCGTCATCGTTTTCTTTCGCATCGGCCATCTTGGTCGCGAAGCGGATGCCGAGGGTAGCCACATCGCTCATGGCGTCTCCGATCTTGCCAAGACCGATGGCCTCGCCCGCAAATGCGTTGAGGTTGTACTTCTCCAACTGCATGTCCTTGGCGACCCCGCGCATGGCGTTGGGGTCCATGGCTGCGGACCCGCCGAGTTGGGCAAACCGTGGAGCAATAATTCCTCCGGCATTGGGAATGTCTGTAAGTTTGATCGCTGGCATGGTTACGCTGGTACTGGTACTGGTTTCACGGTTGTTGTCTTAGGTTTTGTTGAACCAGTTGATGAGAATGACTGCGATCCGTAGTAACCGGCCTGCGAAATGTTGGAGAGTGCGGACCCGTAGCCTGCCATCATGGTTCCCCGCGATTGAGATATCCCTGCCCGTTGCTCAATGGCGGCTTGACGTAGAGCGATTCGGTATCCTGCGCCAGCGGCTTCTTCTGCAAATTTTGCGTCATTGAATTGCATCTTTGCCGCCGAAGCATTCATTCCAGACTCAAAGAGATTTTGATTCAAATTGAACTGAAGCATACGTCCGTTTGCATCGAATTCATTTCGCATTGAGTTGGCTTGAGATGCAATGAGGGAGGAATCGAGGACTCCCGCATTCTTTTGTCCGATGTCTTCAAAGGCAATTAGGGATCGATTGACTCCGGCCTTTAATCCCGACGACATCATTTCGTATGCGCCTATCAACGTGTTGATGTCTGCTTGGTCGCGCATCTGCCCCGATTCAAAGTTGGTCACTTTTGCGTTATAATCGATGACGGATGCTTTTTGTTCAGCGGACATCATTTCGTATTCACCGATACCCTTGTTAATCTCAGCTTGGTCGCGCATCCGACCCGATTCAAAGTTGGTCACTTTTGCGTTGTGATCGATGACGCCTGCTTCGTAGCGTTTTTTGTTGTACTCAAATGTGGCAATCTGTTTTGCGTTAGAAACGGTAATATCAAACTCGTTAGCGGTATCAGCCAAAACAGCTAATGGAGAACCCTCGGAAGTGACTCCTCCTGCAGCATACTTGCTTTTTTGTAATCCAAGGATGCGATCCTTCTCGGCGCGTATACGATCCACTTGGTCGCGTGATTGCTTGGCTTCTAGTTCTGCTTGTTGCCGCAGCATGGTTGCGGAATTGCGTTGCAAATCCGCCTGCATGTCATTGAAGCTAGCATTCTGCTTCAGTTGTTCGTTCGCGTAGTTGCTGGCTTGGTTTTGAAATTTTGCTTGGTCAAGAAGCGTGGTCGCGGAATTGCGCTGCAAATCCGCTTGCATGTCATTGAAGTTAGCATTCTGCCTAAGCTGTTCGTTCGCGTAGTTGCTGGCTTGGTTTTGAAATTTTGATTGTTGAAGGTCTTGGTCGTTTTTGAAGTTGGCAACTTGAGTATTAAGCTCACCTTGAACTCGATTTTGTTCGTTTTGCCAATTAGCCACTTGCGTGGATTGTTCCATCTGCGCCCTCTGTTGAGCGATTTGCGCCGTCTGGACTGAGTTAGAAAATTGAGCTTGTTGCTTTTGTTGCTCCGCATTGAATCCTGCTATCTGTGCGTTGAATTGGTCGGCCTGCGCGGCACGTTCCCCGGCGAGGCGCTGCCAAGAGGCATTCTGCTCCGCAGCCATGCGGTTGTACTCGGCCATCGCGGCTTGGGCGCTTGACTGCTCGTTGGCAGAGTAGATCGAGACGCCTGCCGAGACGACTGCGGCAAATGCGGCAAATGCGGTAAAATAGCTCATATTATTGAAGGTATTGAACTAAGTGGATCATGTTTTCGTCAGTTCGTTTAAATCCCGTTTTTTCGTAAACCTTAGCAAGCGACTCCTGTTTGCAAGTGGTCAGCATGATGGTGTATCCCATGTCCTTTGCTCGGTCTCGCAGGAATGAAACGACACATTTGATTGCCTTGTAGACCTTCTTTGGTGCGGCTTCTGGGTCTGCCACCATCCACTCTAAAATTGAAACTCCACAACTATTGTCGAGGTACACCCATCCCGATGCGACAGGTTTATCATTGAACAAAGCCATCACGCCAAGCTTTGGTAGAAATGCCTTATGCAAAGCTGGCCACCCATGCCCCTCCCACCATCCGGCTACGGTCTCGTAATCGGTTTCTGGGTCAAACATTTTGAGGGTAGGAACTATGTCATTCATTTCCGTAGGTGTCCCAGACAGGTTCGATGGCGAGAATACACATTGGGTATGGGTCACTTTGCTGGACAGAAACATCGGCGTCGAATCCAAACGTGCCTGCCGTCAAGATTTTTTGATCGCCCGTGGTGAGGGTGCTGGCGAGGTCGTACCACTGCCCGGCATTGACCCGCACTTCGCCGCCTTGGCTTTTGAGCGTTCTGACGACGACCTTGTGGATGCGCTTCTTGCGGCCTTGGGATGACCCGTCTTCCAAGTCCATGTCGAGCTTCATTGGAGTCAGCGTGCTGGTGTAGGGCAGGCCGACATAGCCTGCGGCGGCTTGGGGAACGGTGATCGCTCCGCTGGCGACCGTGCGAGTCACAGGGGCGCTCCCTTCCTGCACAACCGTAACGGTTTTGCCTTGCAGATGCGCGAGGCCAGAGATCGTGCGGTTGACCGCGCCGGTCGCGAAGGAAACATGCCCGTCGAGGTAGCGGTATGAGGCGGTCGTTTGGTTGTCGAAAGCGGTTCGCCAGAGGAGCGGGAATCGCTCGATGGTGCGGTAGGTTGAGCCAGCCACGGTGCGCTTGACGACCATCCAGACTTCGTCCTCCGAGCCGTTGCCGTAGATGGTGGCGACCGACTCGACATCGGCATTGTCGGCAATGGTGTGGCGATGCCAGCCCACGACTTTCTGGTCTCGCTCGTAGGTCATTCCAATCAGCGTTCCATCCCCGCGCACGCACCAGAGAATGGCGTCCGGTTGTTGTTGGTAGGCGACCTCGACGATTTCGCCGACCGTGATGTGTTCGGCAAGAAGAGTCAGATCGGGCGCGACCCAACCGTCTTTGTTGAGTTCGTAGACGAGTTCGCGCACCTTGCGTCCGTTGCGTTGCACAAAGAGCAAGACATCGTTGACCATCGCGGCTCGCATGTACTTCGATCCATAGCTGGCCTGCCGTCTCGTCTTGACGTTGGTCGCCGAGAGCGCCGAGGCGGAATCCGCTGCGCCAATGGTCCACTCGTCGCCGGATGTTCCGACGAGCATTTCACTCTGCGAAAACATCCAGTTGATTCTGTTCCCTTCCGAGGCGGCGAGGGTGAACTGGACCGCATCGCTCGCATTGACTCCGAGTTCAAAGTTTTCAAAGTCGCCAATGGCCGAGCACCAAATCGTATTGGGTTGCGCCTTAGTCCCGCCGAAGCAGAGGCGTTGCTCATGCAAACAAACCGAGCGAGGGTAGCCACTGGTCGCGTTGAATGCCCCGTATTGCCAGTATTTCGTCTTTGCGCCAGTGGCGGCGAGACGGCCAAGCCAATTATCCACATTGATGGTGCTGGCTGCGGTTATGGTAGCGACCCCGCCGATGATCTTGGTTGAGCTATCGATGCGAGCATTTGGAACCTGTTGCGTGGTCCATCTGGTAGAATCAAACGATGCCGTCGAAGTGTGCGCTAGCACGCAGTAGTAGGTCTTGCCGCCAGAGTAGACAAAGTCGCCGACCACATAGACCGTGCTTGCGGCCCAGTTGTAGGCAATCTTTTGAGCGTTGCGGATGACGATCTTCAGCCCGCAGAGACTATCTTCCGTTCCAGAGGTGATGATGTTTTTGTCATTGTCCACGATGTACTCGCGGACGATTTCCATTTGCGTGAGATTCTCCGGGAAGACATCGCGATAACCAGTGAGAGTGGGAGCGGTCACGACATTGTAGCGATAGGTGTTCGTCGTCACGGAATAAATCGTGGCATTCGGTGCGGAATAATCCCCCCGCACGGAAATGATGTCGCCATCTGCCCAACCGTGGTTTGGTTGGTAGACTTCGATGCCCGTGCCACCAACGGGAACGCCAAGGCCAGCGATGACTCCCGCCTGCATGATCTCGGCAGGCACGCGCAGGATTTGGATCGTTGCTCCCCATGTGCCGGATGTCTCGAAATCCCAAGCCCCATCGACAAGGAGCGTTTCGCTTTCAAAGTTGCCGACGATTTCGATCTGCTTGTAGAGATTGGAATTCTGCCATTTGAGTTCGATTTGCGATCCGATATACCCAGTGAATGTGTTGCTGCTGATCATCGGTCCCATTTGATTGGACGCCAAGGGAAGTGACGAAATATTGCCAGCGGCGATACCGGCAGGAAAGGTTGTTGCCGCAAAATCTTTTAAGACGCGAAACGGAAAACTCGTCGATGAGATTAAAGTCCAATTCGTGGCATTAAAGGTCGCCGCAGAGGTGTGTGCGGTGTGGCACTTATATACCCCGCTTGCTGTGTATACCCAATCACCTACAGCATAAGCAACTGAAGCAGTCCAAAAAGGCGGGTAAAGATTGGCGTCTTTTAAATATGAGACTCCAGAGTTGAATACATTATTAGATACGTTTACAAACAAATTCGTCTGATTGTCCGAGCTATCGAGTAGCGGCGGGTATTCAAATTTGACTTGCTCAAACGTCCAGTTGGTATCGGAGATGCGAGTGAGTTTGCGAGGCGGGTAGTTCGCGTGCGCGAAGTACATAATGTCGTTGATCTGGCAGTATTGGATTTCGCGCAGGTCGGCTCCGACATACGGAGTGGCGAGTTCTGTTGCTGTCCCGGAAATAGTCTGCAATGTACCAGAGGGATTCCAGACGCGCAGGTAGCCCACGCCAAGCTCGATCACGAAGCGGGTCGTGGTCGAGAAGTTAAAGCCGATCAACCGACTCTGCGTGGCCGAGGTTTTCGTCGTGCCAATGTACTGCGTGCCGGGTCGGCGGATGGCCCCACCGTAGGGCATGATCACGAAGTTCTCCAGAGTGCGGCAGGCCGAGCGATATTTATCCAAGGACGTCCGGGCGTCCACCATCGGCGAGACTTCACCGGCGTTGAAACTTGGATAAAAGTCGAATTTCGGCATGTTTTACTTTCGGAGGTCGCGGATGACTTTGACGAGCGTGGCGAGGCCGACTGCGAGGCCGACCGTGACCGAGGCGAGGCGCATCCCCGCTTCCAGATGCGGAAGGAGGGAGTACGCCGCAGCGCCGATGGAGGTCGCGCTGCCGATGAGGCCGGTGGCTGCGGTCTTGAGGTTCTCCATGCTCATTAGGAATTTGATTGAGCGATAAGCGACCCCACGATGCTTGTTGTGGCGCACTGAGCCAATCTGTCGGTATTGAGCAGGTCGGTCTTCGCTTTGATCGAGGTGATGTTTGTGCTGACCGAGGAGGCGAGCCTACTCGATACCGTGGCATCCAAATTTACGAGCTTGGTGCTGTTGGCGTCCATCTCCTGCCGTATTTGAACTACACTTGGAACCGTTGGCGCATTGGTGAGCGTTGTTGCGGTATCGACCAATCCTCCCGTGATTGTGCGTGATGCATGACTCCACACATCTGAGGCAGAGATGCCTGCGCCTGCGGTGAGCGTGCGCGTTGCTGCGCCCCAGACTGCCGATGCTACGGCTGCGGGATCGAGGACGGCAGTGCCGGTGGTCTGCATCCTCGCGCCTGCTCCTTCGGTGGCGCTGTGGGTGTTTGGCACGGTGAATGTGACCGATGTGCCAGAGATGACTGATGCGATGGTGTAGGTGGTGTTCCACTCGGAGTTTGATGCGCCGGTCACGGTAAACTCATCACCGACGACGAGCGGGTAGCTGTAAACCAGCGTTGCCGTGGCGGTGGTGCCAGTGCGCGTTGCCGTGAATGGCATTGACGGCCCGTAGTTGACCGAGAGCGCGACTGATCCCCGAGCGGGGACGGTTAGGCGTCCGGTGAGGTTGCCGCTGGCGTAGCTCACGCCGCTGCGGACATCGGTGGGGTTGGCTTGGCCGAGGCCGTTGTCGGCGGTGTAGTAGCGGACGAATGAGTTTGCGTTGATGCCGTTGAGGGCGTGCTGGATGTAGCTGGCTGTGGGGCTGCTATTGAGAATCCAGCGGATGGCGTTGAATGGCTGAGTGCCGTTGGCGCTGCTTATGAATGTGCCGCTGAAACGGTTGGTGGCGCTGGCGTTTGTGGAGTCGATTGCGGGCACGCCGTTGAGTGCTGTGATTGTTGAACTTGATATTGAAATTGTGCCATTGGATGCATTGAGAATTGCGTGAGCGGTGACCCCGTTAGAGCTTGGTCCTGAGATAATTGTTGAGTTAGTAACAACTATGCTTCCTGAACCGTTATTTCGTATTGCATGACTACTTGCGCTAGTTCCTGAACCTCCGGTAAGTGTCGAAGAATCCACTGAAATTGTTCCTGTTGAAACATTCAAAATGGCAGTCATACCACCAAATCCTAATGCTCCTCCAGTGATGTTAGAGTTTGCCACATTTACTGTTCCGGCCAAATTGTTGCAAATCGAATTCCCACTATTAGATTGGGTCATAATCCTTGGACAAGAGTTTACTGATAAAATGCCTGTGGATGTATTATGAAACACTGCATGAGCAGTGAGACTTAGGGTTGATGCTTCCAATAATGGAGAAGAATTAAGTGTGACGGTTCCAGAACTTGTGTTTGATAATCCGTGCGAGCTTGCTGTGGTTCCACCAATGACGATGGCGTTTGAAATGGTGGCGTTGTTAGAGCCGGAGAGAGTTAAGCACACGCTTGTGCCAGCGCGAATGTCGCAATCCATGTTGTAGGTGGTGGACATGGTAAATCCGCCGCCTCCGGTTGTTGCGCCTGCTGCGGCGTTGGTGGCCGTTGAAATCGTGGCGCGAGCGCGGGCTTGACCAGTTCCCGATCCAACTCCTGTAGCAAGGAATACAATTCCGACCGTGTTGGCAGAGGCACCGATACCTGTGAAGCTGGTAGTGCCGACGCTGGTGATTTCATACCATTGGCCCGATACGAATGACCCTGCACTGACGAGGGGGTTGTTGGCTCCTCCGATGGTGATGTTTTGGTCGATGGTGACGGTGAATCCATTTGAGTAAACGGTGTCTCCGTTTCCGGGGAGGACGCCGCCGTTCCATGTGCCGGTGGCGGACCAGTTGCCGTTTGCTACTGCGCGTCGTGTTGCCATGGCTTAGAGTCCTTTCGAGTTGATGAAGGTTTGGAGGGCGGATTGGATCGCGGTGACGGCGGCGAGTGTTTCGGCGTCGGCTTGGTCGAGCTTGCCGAGGCGGATGTTTACCATCGCGGCAGGGGCGGTGTGGATCGTGCCGTCTTCGATGCGGGTTGGAACCAGGTTGCAGACGACAGAGGCGTCGGGCTGGCCCTCGGCGTCATAAGAGCCGCTGACGATTAAATTGAGCGAATAGAGCGGGTAGGATTTGCCGTCGATGGTGATGGGTGTGGTAGCGTTCATAGGTTTATGCGTAGGTTAGGTTTTGTTTGTTATTCCAAGCGCCGATGGCGGAGCTTTCGGAGACTACGTCTCCATTGTCATTGGTTGTTGTTTTGGTTATGTCCCAGAGGGCCACGTCATAGACGCTGCCCGTGGAAGGAAAGTCGGATGTGGAAATGCTGGCGAGGTAGACGGTATTGCCGCTGAGAGCGAAGGCCCAGAAGCGTTCGACCGCTGCGCTGCCTCCTCCGATGGCGTAGACCGTTCCCGTCCCCGGATGGCGGGAATAAAGGATGTGATCGGCGTGATTAAGGCAAATCTCTCCGAGACCTAAATCGCTCGTCGTCGGGACTTTGCCTGCTACCGTGGATTTTTTGGGTATGATCGTTGCCATTATGGAATGGGGTTGCCTCCGGGGGATCGAACCCCGGAGGCGGTGGAAGGACTAGTAAGTGCCTCCGTCGATGGTCGATTCAAGGGCGCTCACGCGAGCCGATACGGCAGAAACTGCCGATGCTCTTGTGGATGCCTCTGAGAGGATGTCTGCCTCTGCGGCGGTAACCCGTGATGTGAGGGCCGTTGCAGCAGTCACTACGTTGTCGATGCGAACTCCGAGAGCGGAATCGGCAGAAGTCCTTGCGGAGGCCTCTGAAGATACAGCACTGGTGCGGGCGCTCACCTCTGCGGCGAGGTCGCTTTCGAGGGTATTGATGTCGCTCTCTGCGGTCGTTACTCTACCGGCGAGTGCCGTTGCGGCAGTCGTGAGGGTCGATTCCGCACCTGTCGCACGGGTCACTTCGGCTGCGAGGGCGCTCGATGCGCTTGCGGCGAGGCTAGTGATGGCTCCGTTGATAGTGCCATCGGCGGCTTGGAAGGCGGCGACGACTTCGGTGAGGGAGTCGAGGGCTGCGCCATCAACATTGCTCAACACATTGTCGATGCGTGTTCCAAGTGCCACTTCTGCTGCGGCGGCACGCGAAGCCTCTGCACTGACTGCCGATGTGAGAGTGCCTTCAGCGGCTTGGGCGCGGGTGATTTCCGAATTCAGCGAGGATGTCACGGAGGACACTGCTGTGGTTCTATCGGTAATTTCAGTTGCCAAATTTGCAGAAATTACTCCTTCTGCGGCAGTTGCACGCGAAACCTCTGCTGAGACTGCCGAGGTGAGTGTCGAGTCCGCTGCGGAGCGAAGCGAGGCTTCTGCGCTGACCGCGGAATCTGCGTAAGTCTTTTTCGCAAAGACGTTTTCGCCACCAATCGCGAGAACGCCTTCTGCCGTTCCGATGAAAAGTGACTTGTTTAGTGTATCATAAGCCAACTCAGAGAGTTGCAACGATGAGGGCTGACCACTGCCCCGTTTGATTTTGATGATTGGGTTCGCCATTTGATTTATTGTGTTGGTTTTGTTGGGTTTGTGTTGTTGTTTTGGGGGTAACTAGAATTGTCCGCAGTCGATGAGAGCGTTTATGAGGACGTAGGTGGTTTCCTGCCAGCGGTAGGTCTGCGCTTCGGCGAGGTCGATGTAGAGTCGGGCCGAGCGACCGATATCTGGGAAGTCGGCACGGGTCGGATATTCCACGATGCTTTGGGCGATTTCGGGCAGGATGAGGTCGATCTGACTGAGATCGAGTGTCTGCGCTAGGTTGGCATCGGTGATCGTTGTCATGCGTAGGTCGATGTCTCCCGGTTATTCCAAGCCACGTCGATTGCGGTGGCGCTGGAGGTGATCGATCCGGCGGACGACACTGCCGTGCGGGTGATGGTCCACTTGGCGACTGCGGCGGGCGAGCCCGTTGCCGGGACATCGGAGTTGAGCAGCATGCCGTAGTAGTTGAATGTTGCAGCGGGGTTGGTAGCGAACGAGTGGACGTAGAGGTCGGGAACACGCTGCGAGGCGGAATAGAGACCCAGTACGACGACGACGACCTTGGCTAGGTTAGGTATGGATGTTGAGAAAGTGATCGTGCCTGCGCCTTGATTGACGAGGTAGTCGATGGTCGGTTCTTGTACGACCCCGTTAATGGAGACGATGACGTGGTTCGGGTCGCTGGACTTGAGGCCGAGGATCGCGAATGTCTTGGCGACCCCGTTGCCGTAGAGGGTGTTTTTGGCCGAGTCGATGACGCCTGCCTGCGGGAGGCCGAAGTTAAAGACGGCGGTATCGTTTGCGCCCGTGTTGGTGACAAAGGGGAGTTCTGCGCCGGTCACGGTGCGCACAGTGCCGAGAGTCACATGAAGAGCGGGGTAGCTGACGCCACCAGCAGGACCACCTCCCGAAGACTGCGAGGCATCGATGCCATCGCCGCCATTGCGGGAGGAGACAAGCTTGCTGCTCATCCAAGCGGGTTTGATGCGACCCTTGCGCTCAGTGCTGTCCCGGCGCATGGCAGGGCTTTTGGCAAGGGAATCGCTGTCCTTGGCAAGGAGGAGCGCCTTGTTGGCATCGCCAGTGAGCGGAATGGCAAGCTTGGATGCGAGATTGGCCGTGAGCAGGTCAATGAACATCGAGTCAAAGAGGGTGACATCGGTGACCTTGCGGACGTATTCCAGCGTGATCGCCTTTCCGAGCCAGATATCCCAGTCGCTCGTCCATCCTATGGTGAGGCCAGGTTGTTTTGTCGTGCCGGAAACGAGGCATCGGTAAACGACACCGTTATTGGAAACGGCATTGCCGACCTCGTAGGATCGGTCGACGACCCAAGCGGGCGTGCCGGAATCCACATTACTTAAAACGAAATTGCCAGCCACCTCCCATGAGGAGTCGCCGGTGGAGTAGTCGTAGTCGTTGACCCGGAAGACGCGCAAGCAGTCGGCTGGGATCGCGTAGCGGTAGGACCATTTGTATTCCGGGCGAGGGAGAGTCTCGATGACGGTCCCGCTCTTCATGGCCCAAGTCCACGACCCGGCTAGTAGCAGGGCATCGCGCACCTGCGGGTAGAGCGACTTTGCAAGAAGCATCGCCTGCGAGGAGGGGCCGAACTGCTCGGCAGTGCCGACCCGCAGAATCGCTTGGCGGCAGAGTTCGTCCTCGGTGAGTGCGCTGGATGGACGCGAGGAGGCGCGGGCCTCGACCGCATTCTTGAGAGAGGGCTTGCCTGCGAGGAAAGCGAGTTCTTTGAATAGTTCCTCGGATTTCATTCGATGATTTGCGAAAGTTTAATGGCCAGAGTGACCGTGAGCATGTTGGCAAAGACTGGCGGATACTTGCTGGCGTCTGTGACAATCTGCGTTGTCTCCACTTTGATAGGAGTTGGGAAATTGGTGTGGATGTATCCCGCTACGAGTTCCCAGTTTCCAAAGTTTTCATCCTCGTCCACGCCATTGACGCGAAGCACCTTGAGAGTGCCAACAGGTAAAGCGTAGCGGGTTGTGTACCCGAAGGCAGGAGGAGTGGCATCCGCCGTAAGAGAAGACTGAAATCGAGCGAACTGCCAATCGAAGTCGGAAAGCACTTCGTTGCGAGTCTGATCAAAGAGGCTTGTGGCAATGGCCATGGGTTCCCCAAATGCTTTGAGGGTTTCGATATTACCGACCCGAAGTAGAGCTTGGCGGCAGATTTCGGAAATCGTATTAGCAGCAGTGCCGGTGCGTGGCTTTGCGGATTTATCAGCAAGGATTTGAATGCTTGGCCGAGTCAGTGTCTCAGAGGCAGCTTGGGCAAGGGCGGTAGCCAAATCGCCCTTGGCGGTGAGAGGGAGCGCAATCTTGGCCGCGAGGCGAGTGATGAGCGCCTCACTGAAAGGAGCCGGGAAAAGCGACACATCGGAAACATTGCCCGTGTAGTCGATGATGATGGGAGAAGCGAGATCGGTATGGATGAACCCCCCCACAATTTCCCACAAAGCAAAGTTGTCGGAGGTATCGATATTGTTGACTCGCAGAAGTTGAATGTAGTCCGCTGGGATGGCGTATCGTCTTGTGTAGCCTTGGGTCGGAGCGGTCGCATTGGCTGCAATGGAGGCTTGTTTCTTAGCAAAAGCCCACGGGATTTCCGAAAGAAGTTCTTCGAGGCAATGATCGTAAAAAGAAGTGGCAAAAAGAATCGGGTGACCGCCTGTCTGTGTTAAAATGTCTGTGGTTCCGAGACGCATGATTGCTTGTCGGCAGATTTCAGAGGCACTCAAGACAGAAGCGATCCGCGCCGATGCCGTCATTTTGGTCGCGTGGAGGAAGGCAGGCTTTTGAAGCATCGCTCCATATAGCTCGATGCATTGCTTGAAGAGGTCTTTGCTGCCGGTGAGTGGCATGGCAAGGACGCCTGCGAGCTTAACGCCAAGAAGCTCAGTGAAGATCGCAGGGAACTTGGTGGTATCCGCGATGTTGGCGATGTAATCCAACGTGACGGGAGAGGCAAAATTGGTTTGGAGGGAAGAACCGAGGATTTCCCATTGTCCGAAATTCTCGCTCTCGTCGATGTTGGCGAGGCGGATGGATCGGATGTAGTCGCTGGGGAGAGCGTACTGGAAAGTGTAACCTCCGAGCGGGGTCGTGCTGCTGGTGAGGTTGACTAGCTTGCGGCAGAACTGCCAATCGAATTCGGCTTGGAGTTCAGCGACCGTCTGAACGTAGAAGAGCGTGCAATACTGCGCCTGTGCGGTCGCATCAGCGAGCGTGGTGATACGAGCATCACCAAGTCGAGCGAGGGCCAAGTTGCAGATTTGAACGTCCGTCATTGAGGCAGGTACAGAGAGTTAAAAAGTGGGTGGCAGACATTGTCCCGGTCTGCCAGCGGGGTGCTTGAATTAAGCTTCGTCGCAAGCGATCTCGACGACCTTCTTCTCTTCCATGCGGACAGCGGCGAGGCTGGCCACGGAGCGGATTTGAAGGGAGTGCGAGAGGTCCGTGCGGACGTCCATGTGAGTCTTGAGTCCACGCTCGGCCAAGATCACGCCCGACTTGACGTAGGCGTAGCAGGAACGAACGGTGGAGACTTTGGTGAGGAGTTGGCTGCGGCGGAATTTGAATCCCATGAAGGTATTCAAAGCCCCGTCCACCAAGGCGCGAACGCTGTTGTAGTCTTGGCTTGTGACTTCAATCGTGCGGAGCAGGTCTTGAAGTTGTTTGGCGGACACAACCATGATGCGCTCCTCTTCCTCGTCAATTTCGTTGCTGTCGAAGAGGAACTTCGCAGCGCGGAGCTTGGCAATGGTGAGACCGCTGTTGGCAGCAGTGCCGGATTCCACATAGTTGACAGCGACCTTCTGGGTTGCTGGCAATGCGGTGGCCGTTGTGCCGGTCGTGCCTGTGTAGGCAGTTCCGCCGAGAGCGCCGATGATGATCGTGTCGCAGGTGCGAGCGTAAGCTTGAGCGTGCGATTGAATGATCGGGGATGTCGGAAGGACAACCTCACCGAGGAGTTGCTCATCGAACTCGTCAACGAGTTTCGCGCAGTCGTATTGCTGCGGGCGAATCCAACGCTTGGCCATCGCTTGATCGGAGATACGGGTGTCGCGTGAGCGATCCGTGATCTGCGTCATCGAGGTGGCGTCGATTTGATTGTAGGATTTTTCTTTGCCCTCGATTGAATCAATCGTGACATATTCTTTCAGCTTGCTGTTTTTCTGCTGAACGAGGTGTTTCCAGTTGCTGTCGAACTGGGTTGTGTAGTGATCGGGGATGTTCGTGAGAACGCCATTTAAGTTTGCCATTTTATTCCTTTGGTTGAGTTGGGTTGGTATCAGTCGAAACTGATGGATTTGTTCTGCTCCCTTCGCTTCCGAGTGTCCTGTATGGGGTCAGCGGCGGCGGGTAATTAGGGAGCAGGCTCAACAAGGAGGTGTCTGCTCTGACGGATTTACGTTTCAGCCCGATTGAGTATCAGTCAAAACATATTTTCAGAAATGTTGCGGGGCCGGGAGTCGAACCCGGAACTCAAGGGTATGGGCCTTGCAAGATACCTTTTCTCCACCCCGCGAAATTGTCATCCCTGCTTGAGCAGGCCGGTCACCAGAGTCGCGGCCTCGCGGTCGCCCTCCATGTACCGCTTGTGCCAGCTATTGTCGGGATTGCTCATGATGTCCTTGGCGCGGGCCGAGCCGGTCATAAACTCTGAGCCACTCATCGAGCGTCCGACCTTGTCCTCGCTCATCATTTGAGCCATGCGAACGAATCCACGGACGACTTCGGGGTCCGCAAATCCCTGTGAGTTTGCATTGACTCCCGCGAGCTTCGCGGCCTGCTTTGCAAGTCCGATGTTCTTGTCAAACTCCCCTCCCCACTCCTTCTTGAGGGTGTTCACTGCATCGACATGCTGCTTCTCAATCTGCGCCTGCATGCCCTGCATTTTGAAGTGCTCCATCTTCGCGTGCTCGGTCACTAGCGCCTTCATCGCCGAGGGCGGGATGTTGTGCTTGTGCGCGATCTCAGCGTAGTTTTTGACGTTGTTGTCATCCCATGTCATGCCCTCTGGGAGCGCATCGGGAGCGAACTTGTACTCTTCAATGGAATCGGGAACGCCGAGCGAACGACGAAATGCCGCGACCTCTTCGGGTGAGGATTTTTCATTCGGCACACCGAGCTTTTTTCCGATGAGCGCATTCGCATTTGCTAGCGCCTTGGCCATGTCGGGAACGCTCTTGTATTTGCTGAGAGTGTCCTTGTAGGCGGCGGAATCCTCCGGGAGGTTATTCGCCCACCCATCGGCAAATGTGCCGTCCGGGTTGACGTAGCCTTGGGTTGCGGTTGGTGTCTCCGTTGCGCTAGGCGCTTCGGCGTTGGTGTCGGCTCCTGTGTCGAGCAAACTCTGCTCGGAGGAGGTGTCGGTGGTGTCTTCCATAAATGGTATCAGTCAAAACAACCCTACTCTTCGGGGTGGTAGCCGAGATGGGTCTCGCGACCGGCGTAGGTCTTTTGGAATTCCTCTGGAGCGTAGTCGCGAAGCCACTCGACAAGCGCGATTGTCTTGTCGCCGAGCATGGGGTCCATATCGGGGCGGGGTGGGATGTCGGTGTTCTTCTTGCTCATTTTTTGATGACCTTGCGTTTGGGTGTTTCGATGTCGCCATCGGCAATGACAATGCGGCGAAGCATGGTCTCGATGTG